GGGTGTTGGTGTAGTATTCTTGTCCTCACCGTAAACAAGGGTAAACCCGACGTTCCCCTGCGGGTAAATAGTCGCGCTGTGAACGTAGCCCTTTTGCCCTCCGAGAAACCTCTCTCCGAGTTCTGTTGTTATGTAATCCTCAGGCGTGTAACCGTCCTCACGGCAGACAATGGCCTTTATTTCCTGTTTCTTTGTCTTAACAACGCTTATGAAGTCAACAGGTGAACGTTCTATCTCTCCTGACATTAATACCCTGCCATGCATGAACAATGTCCGCAGTAGGTATGACCATGAGCATACATAGTTATTACTTGGCGTGGCGTTATTGTATGCCGTGCCGTAGTACACATAATAATCGGTGCCGTCCTTAGTGTTTGCCAGGATTACCCAGCCCTGATCAGAAATACCATCCGGTGTAAGGCCGTCGATTTCATTAGCACAGTTGTAGATGTAATCCAAATCAGTCGTTACCTCATGCGTTACTTCGGTCGTTAGCTTTTCATCAACACAATTCGGATTGTAACTTATTATGTGTGGCGTGTAGTTAGTGTCGCCTGCCTCCATAAAAGAGAACTTCTCATACATCGGCATGGCCTCCTTTAAGTAATCGTACTTATTACTTTTTACGGCCAGCTGTTGCGCCCTCAGGTCAATACCCTCCAGCCCTTCAAAGTAATCATAGTGTTCGATCCGAAACGTCGTGCCGTCAAAGGTCCAATAGAGATTGAAGATCTGAAGCATTCCCATCAAGTCATTAAACGAGAGATTTCCCGCTGTTGCCCCAGCACCTGATTCCGGTCGCTTAATGTCTGACTTCTGCGCAAGCGTGAGATAACGCCACTTGTTTACATCGTTAGTTACAGGATTAGTAGCATTGTTCAGAAAGTTACTTGCAATAACCGCCGCAGGCTCAATGTTCTGAACCATGTATTCAATAACATCGGTTAGCCAGAAATTGCGGTCATACGTTTGCGCTGGCCACACTGTTGAGGTCGCCACATCATTATCGGGTCCTCCGGCCAGAAGGATGTTATATTCCTTCGATCCGTAAATGTCAAAGTTACGGTAGTTATCATACGGCAGGGGTGTAACATCGAAGGTAGAGTTATCCAAGTCAAACAGCCCGTCCGTTGTCGAAAAATGGCCGGTCCAATAGTTGTGATAGGTGTTTGCTCCACTGTCTTTCTGTTCAACCTCAAACACTATGTCCGTACAATTATCAACGACCTCGACCATGTATAAGATATCAAAGTCCGACGTTCCTATTTTCGTATTGCAGTAAAAACGCAGAGTGCTGCTAAACTTCCGCCGGTAGAACATCTGACCCTGTTCCTTCTGGTCAACCAAGCTGGCCTTTAGGAAGTTCAGCGGAAAGCATTCCACTCTTGACGAATTTACCGTTATGTAGTACCTGTAATTCATCTTAGCCCCCTTTGAATGCCTTATAAATCTGCTGCCTTTCTGCATCACTCTTGGCTCCACGCATCGCATGAAACAACTCCTCACCGCTGACCGGGGCTTTCGCCTGGGGCTGTGCCTGCGGTGATAATCCCAACAATGTTTGAGCAGTTGTTTTGATGAAGTCCACAATACTTATCTCATGGCCGTGAGGGTCCCTCAATACCTGTCCGTCGTCATCTATTGGCAACATCGCACCACCCTCGAAACGGGTTGATGCTTCGAGTTCCATCTGTAATTGTCGCTTCTGCACTGGGGTCAGTTCACGCCCTGCGAGAGCTTCAGATATCTGCCTGTTCAATTCCTTTGCCTGCATCGCTTTGAGTTCGACAAATGCCTGTTTTGGATTAATTTCTATCTGTTTCATTTTTGTAGTATTTGATTTTGGTAAGTGTAGCTTTCAGAGTATCCGGATTGACCACAAAATCACCTTCGCCACCCCTTGTGAGATGAAGTCGAAATGCTTCTTTTACGGCGTGTGTCTGCGTTAGAGAAATAGGGGTCAGCTTCGTAATTTCATTCAGCATTCTAACGAAGTCAAAATGCAGATTGTAAATCCTAATTTCCTCCTCAGTTTCGGCATAGGTGTTGAACCGATCCAATGAGCCATCGACTGCCTCCTGATTAACGCTGAAGGTGCCAGAATTGAATATCAGAAAGGACTTGTTTTGCTCAAATGTGTAAAGGCTGATAGCCCGTTGCCCTCGCTTAATCTTAACCTTGCCACACGGGGGGCAATTATCGGTATCAGGAATGTTCAATCCTGAACAGAGGTTCAGAAATTCGGCCCGATGTATTCCGATAAGCTCTGCGAGCCGTGCGGGGTCAGGGGTCACTCCCTTTGCCTTTATCTCTACATGTGCCAGTAGTGTGCTATCGAAATAGTCTGCGGGATTAGTTGCCAATGTAATAAATTGGTCCTGTGAAGTCACCCGTTGCCAAGGCTGGAAGGCATGGTACAATTCAATAAGGCTGTTTGCCTCGTCTGCGGTACTTTGCACACTCTTTTTAAAAGTAGCAATACCATTGTTGTCTGTTGAAATAAGAATACGTTTTTGCATAACTATCTATTTATTAATTGATTGTTGTTTCAGGACAAGGCCCAGAGACGATAACTATCTTTCGCCCCGGCCATTTCTCATGAAAAGTTTCTAAGGTGTACGTTTCTCCGTCCAGCCTGAACGTGCCGTCGCATTTCCTTAGTACCAGAGGGCACATAGAAAAATCGGCAACAGACTCAAGAAAAGTCTTACCCGTTTTCTGCATATACTTAAGAATTTCCGCCTTTTGCTCCGGTCCCGGCTCATAGCCCAGGTATGTCTTCAAATCCTTTTTATTCATCTCCGTGTTATTTTATGACTATCACTCTTTTGTATCGGTTTGCCTGATAATCCTCCAGCTTTATCCGTTGGCCATTTACCTGAATCATTCCGTTAGAATCAGCAATAAAAAGATCCGGCATCTGATATGCTGCTGCACATTCTCCAATCGGTTTGCCCGAAGTTCTCGCATCATCCAATATCTTTTTTTTAAGGACCGGATTAGGTGCGAAGCCTAAAATTTGTGTTAACTCATCCATTCTCTTGTTGTTTAAAAAGTTTATCAATAATCATATCAATTTGCGCTTCCGAAAGCTGGCCGAAATTCAAATCCACATCTAAGTCCTGTTTGTCTGACCATCCCATGTTTTTCAGGGTGAAGATGACACCCGTGACAGACCCTTCCTTCCGGTGTAGTTGTTGAGCGTTAAACGTCTCAATTCTGAGCTTTGCTCTCTTTATGGGGAAGTAAAAGTCTTCCTTGGCTTCGTATTCAAGAAGAGACTGCTTACTCGCAAACCCGAGGGAATAAGCCAACCCGGGGACAGATGGTATCTTATCGCTCTCAAAATATGCGTCAATTCTGTCCTGCATCTCTTCAGATGACTTGTAAAAGGGTTCACGCCCTCCTCCTTTATTGCCCTTAGCGTATTGATTATTTTTTGCTGCTGCCATATTATTTTCTATTAATACCTCAGTGTCCTTAATTCGTGTAAAATTTTTTCAGTGTTTCGTCGTGGATCTGAATCATGCCGTAGGAATCTTTTGAGAGCCTCACGGTTCCCACCTTCCTCCGATACTTCGTGAGCAATGACCTGAAGAATGTTATCATGGCCATGTGTGCAGGGTCATCGCTCCGGTTCTGCTCCGTTTGCCTAAGCAGCAACTCCATTGCCTGAGCAATCGCCACACTTTCCAGCATCTCGTAAAAACGCTTTTGCTCCTCCGGTGTCATCTCTGCTCCTCCTGAATTACAAAGCCATCACGTTGATATTTTCGTTTCCACTGCTGCAAGTCACTTTCAATAATGTAATGAGAGTTTGACAATAGCCCGTCAGCTTTTTTCCTTACCTCAATAATGATAAAATGACTGTCATCAGGATCAGTATAAAACGTCACCTCATGAGGACTGCCTGGCTTAGTCATTCGTATGTTTGTTGTCATGCTCATTGCTTTACGTTATAGGTGTACATGTGGTGTACATGAAAAGCCCCTGAGGTGGTAGTGTTACCCACCACCCCGGAGCCTGGCATGACCACCACCGCCACAGTAAGCGGTCATGTTTTTTCTTATAATTTTCGACACAATTTTTTTTTCTTTCTTAGTCATTTTACCAATTAGACGACCCCTCCCCATTTTCTCATTCTCAGTTACTTGCAAGGTTTTGCTCAACATAATGGGATAGAGAGAGAGTGAAGGGGTGTTTATGATTGGAGTTATAGGAGTGGAGATGTTGATTGATTGAGATATAGATTGTGAGGGTGGAACTTTTGTTCCGCCCGATTTGATTTTGAGTTTTGGCCTCAGACCCGTTACCTCTTCAATGACTTCAGCCATGATGCTTGCCACCCCGGCAGTTTCGCCCGAAACAAGTAATCTGCTTGGTAAGACTGAATCGTGCTTTGTTATGAACTTCACCTCCGGCAGCCTCTGCATGATTGCTGGGGCGACGTAGTTTAGCATCACATCTGATTCAATCCGTTGTAATAGAATTGACAACCTGTTGTGACCGTCTTTTTTAATCTCAGTGAACATCCGGTAAACATTCGGGTAAGCATCCCGGAACCTGCGGAGATCCTTTGAATACTTAATAGCATCGTTGCGACCAAACAGCACCGTGAAGCACAAGTCTTTTACTTCATCTCTGCTATTCATGCTGAAGAGCTGCATCAGATCCTCATAAAACTGTCCTGAGATAGCAGATAGAGCATACCGTTGAACATCATGATACTGTGATAATTGCAGCCTTTTGATCTGAATAGTAAGTAAATGCCCTAAATAATCCCTCATGACCTTCGTCACTACCGGGCTGGGATCGAACAGGCATACAGAGTAAAACATCTGCGAGTTGACTGTATCGACTTCATGTAGTGGATTGTCCTCTATTGTAAGAAGCGGCACCAGCTCTGAGGGTAGCCGGGTAAAATTTGAATCGTAACGGAAGTTTGTAGGATTGACCGTATGATATATCTCTCCTCTGCTGATCTTCTCGACTTCAGCGAGTGAGTATGTTCTCCGGGCTTCAGCAGCCTGTTTGTCCTCTGCTGCATGATACGTTGCCTCAATAGTTGTCAGAGCAGCAGCGCGATCAATAGCCACCAGCTTTGTCATTTGGTTAAGCTCAGGATATTTGCGTGAATTGTGTTTCGCAATCTCTGCACGTGCCTTTTTAATTCGGGTCAACAGCTTCATGTCTGTGATTGTCCTGAATACTGCGGGGCCTTCATATTCTTTGCGGATCCGATACAGGCGACTGTTACGACCAGTAGAATGATTTTTCACTTCAATCACATCCTTTAATAGCTGTATGT